AAACCAAAACCATAAAAGCCCATTCCAGGTAAAAATTTAAAATGTACAAAATAATCTATTTTAAGTTTTTGTGGATCGTTGGCTTGATAGTTTCTTCTAATTGATAATATTTGTCTACTTCCTAATTCAAGAGAAACAATATACGGAAGTTTAATTCCTGTCATTTCTCCTACTGAGTCTTTGTCTTCAAAACCGTCTAAATCTAAGTCGGTATGAATTTCTAAAACTGTAAATACATCTTCGTCTCTAGTTTTTTTAATTCCTTCTAATTCTCTTTCTTTTTTTTCTACTTCTGTTTCTTGGTTGTAACCAGGTTTCAATTCTATATCCATATAGAAACCGGAAACTTGTTTTTTTCTTAAATCATTCTCAGACATTTTAATAACATGTATGACAGACTCTGCATCTTCTAAAGAGGTTGCAGTGTAAGGAACAACTAAGTCATCGGCTGGAACAAATTTTGATACAGCTCTGCCTAAAAGTTCGTCATAGTAGACTTTCTTAAAAGCAGAGCCACTAAGAGGGAGATAAAAAAGCATTTGATCGAACTCGGGTTCGTACTCTTTCATCACATCCATGAGCTGATAGTTCATGAATTCTTTAACTCTGTTTGATTGCTCTTCTCTAGCTCTATCTGCAAGTCCAATTATTTGTGTATGTACTGGACCCGTAGCTGGTAATAATTCTTTGTAAGCTTGTGCTTGAAATTGAGTAACGGCTTCAGCAAGCACAGGGTGAGTTGCACCTGATGCTCCTTGAAATGGTTGTGTTGGATTTTCGTATTTAAATCCTAATAAATCTAAACCTTTTGTATAACTATCTTCCCAATCTTTTCTAGAAGATTTATATTGGTTATAGTTTGCTGTAAGATCAGAACCTAATTTACCTAAAATATCTTCTGGTAATAATTCTGCTAAATTATCAAAATGTGATTCTGTTCCAGGTTGATTAACTGCTTCAGGATCAAAATTAATTGTTGCACTACCATCTTCTTCTGTAGTTACTTGTACATCATCAGGACCAACTTGTTCTTCAGTTGTTTGTAATTTTTCAATTGCTACCTCTTCTTCGTTAGGTACTTTAATTTCAGTATTTACGTTTGGTAATGGTTTGTCTATTTTTGCCATTTATATTCTCCGAGTTCTCTATTGTTTTAACTTGTTTTATGGGAACATTCAACCCCTGTGAGTCAGGTCCTTTCAAAGGTGGAATTTCTTTCCACTTAACGTGTTGCATATTTGCAACAAGTGTTTTATTCTTCACTGAAAAACCCCCGTTTGTTTCTGTAATCATCAAAAGTTTCATAACCACTGATACCTAATGATAACGCTAATCCAGGTAGACCAAATCTACGTGAAACTGTTTTTAATGTACTTGGACTAATTCCTAATCTCATTGCTTTTGCAATTTTAGGACTTAATCCTGTGCTTACTAATTTATCTGTATAAGGAAGAAAAGAAGCACCTAAATAATTAATTGGATCAGTTGCAATTTCTCCTAGTGAGTCTCCTTCTGCTATTTGTCCACCAATAAATAATGGTTCTGTTGCAAGTAAACCTAATGGTGTTCCAAGAGCTCCTAAACCTCTTCCTAAACCTTTTAAACCTGTCATAGTTACACCAGATTTTTTTGCACCTAAAGCTCTATCTCTAAAAGCTCTTAATGACGAAGGTGCAGTAACTGCTGTACCTGCTACAGCACCAGCTCCTATTGCTGGTAATTGAGCATCTAATATTGCTGAATCTGCTTTTGGTTCATCTACAACTGGATCTGTAATCATATCAATTAACATATTTTTTTGTTGGTTCTCGTTTGATAAATAAGTTGTTGGGTCATCATTCATAAATGTTTTAACAGCACCGGCTCCGGCAGCACCGACCGCGGCCAAGGCACCGAACTTACCTGCAGCTTTTAATTTTGGACTTTGTAAAAAACTTTGTGCTGAATTTTTAACTTTTGTAACTGCAGTGCTTGAATCTTCAAGACTAGCAATTTTTCTTGCAGCTCCCTCTGGGTCTTGTCTAATTATAGCTTCGCAAGTATCAACATTACCACCAATTGCTCTTCCTATTAAAACTCTACACGCACCTTTAGTGCCTTTAACATTTTTTATAAAATTATCTAAATAACTTTCTGCAGCTTGCACAGTTGCTTTTTGAGTTGTTGTTTTAGTTCCAAAATAACCATCGTCTAATTTCATTCTTATTGGACCAACTTCTCTATTAATTTTTTCTATTTCTAATTTAGCATCATCTAAAGAAATATTACCTGCGTTCAATGCTTGAGATACTTTATCAATCTCTCTATTTGCATATCTAAATACCGGTTCCATCTTCCATGGATTATTTCCAATACCATCCGGATGGTGCACTTCTGTTATATTAAATCCCCTTGCTTTTGTGTTTACATATTTATTATACTCAGCTTCTGTAGGAACTACATTATCTTTAAATCGTCCTGGCTCTGCTGCAAATAATTCTGCTCTTAATAAATTAACTTTAGTATTATTTTTAATTGTTTCACCACTAGAAAGTCTTTTACTTCCAGTTTTAACTTGTGTGTCATAAGGTTCTGTAATTTTATTAAAAGATCCTTCACCAAAAACATTATCAACCTGTCCCTTAAAATTATTCCACGTAAACTTAGGTTGCCCTGATAAAGCGGTGTCAACAAACTTAACTCTTTTCCAAGCAGGCACTCCTGCTTTATTTGTCATCTTCCAATCTACTTTTCCTTGTTTATTAATAGGTAGATTACCGTCTGCAAACTCTCCAATTATTTTTATTCTGTCTCCTCTATATGATGATCGATATAAACCAGCCCAAAGTTTTTTTTCACTGTTATTACCAAATGGAAAACCACCTATCTTTGCAGTTTCTTTCTCCATACCTCTAATAGCGTTTGCATATTTTCTATAAATATTTTTACCATCTGATCCAATTTTTTCTGGATTAGGATTTGCTCTTAACCATGCTTCACCGTTTTGAAAATTTTTAATTGTTTCTATGTTATCGGCCATAGAAAATTTTAAATTACCTTTTGTATCTGCCGCAATAGATTTAAGACTAATACCTTTGCCACCAATTGTTAAATTATTAATTTTTTCTATATCGGTTGGTTTAATTAAACTTTTTACATTTAATTTATCAAAAACCGCATTAGCAGTAGGCATTCCTTTAACAGATCCAAGATCATTTCTATTTAAAAGATAATTTCTTAATTGAAGACCAAATGCATTGTTTTTACCAAAAGTTTTATTCCAGTTTTCTGGTGTCGGATTTTTTAACCATTTCTGTAATCTTCTAAAACCCTCTTCAACACTTTTTTTATTTTGATTAATAGATACTCCAGGAGCTAATTGAAAACCTTTTGGTAAGGTTATATTCCTGCCAAAAATTTTATATGTGTATGTTTGATTAGGATCACGAAGAGCCATTAGACCTCCAGGATCTTAGCTAGTCCGCCTCTGGCAAAATCCATACCTAATCTTTTTTTAATTTCTATTATTCCATCAGGAAAATCATCTGGATTTTTTAAGACTTGATTTAGCATTTTGAAATATTGTGTTTTCTCAGGACCAACCATAGTTCTGTCCATTGCAAGTTCTCTAAATAATCTTGAAATATCTTTGGCTTCTAAACCATACTTACGTAATGCTCCGTAACCCATTTGTGTCCCTTCATCGACAGATTTATTTATGGCTGCTGTTTTTTTAGCAAGACCAAAAGCTTTACCAGCAAGTTTT